TCAGGTGCATGACAGCGGCAGCCGCACGACCTGGTCGGCGCTGACCGAGCCGATCCAGTAGGCGCCCTGGTAGCAGACGAGGCGCATGTCGTCCGGGAAGACGGGTTTCGGCGCCGACGCCGCGGCGGGCTTCGCGCACCCTCCGAGGATCCACACGACGAGCACCAGGATGATCGCGAGCGCGGCGCCGCGCAGCAGAAGGGCGGTCTCGCGGCTCATTGCTGCTGCCTCGACTTCGCGAACGAGCTGCCGAGCCAGAACGCGCCGACGATGCCCATCGTCGCTAGCACGGCGGTGACGACTTGGATGCGCACCTCGGCCGACCAGCCATCGCCGAGCACCACGGCGCCGACGACGACGTAGACCGGGATCAGCAGCATGACCGAGATCCACAGCGCGGGCATCATCAGCGGGTTGCCGTCGGACACCTGCAGGTTGAATTCGCGGGCGCCCGCGATGCCGCCGCCGCCGGCCTCCGTCGCCTCGAGCCAGTGGTCGCGCTCGAGCGCCGCGCGGGCCGCTTCCAGCGCCGCAGGATCGCTCTGGACGGCCTCGATGGCCGCCTGCGCGTTCGGCGTGTTGGTCGCCTGCTGCGCGATCTGCAGGACTGCCTCGGCGGCCTTGGCGTTGCGCTCGGTGACCTTGCCGTCGCCGAAGGATCGGATCAGCTCGGGAATCTGCTGCACGAGCGCGGGCAGCGCCGCGGCGATGAACGGGGTCATGGGGTGTGCCTCCACGGGGATGGATTGCGGGGATGTGGCGATCTGCTGCGGGGTCGGGGGTGCGGCGGACGGCGCCGGCGCGAATGCACCGCCCGATGCGACGTAGGTGTCGAGCACGCGCTGCATGCTCTCGGTGCGCTGGCCGTATGGCGAGCCGGGCAACGACGCCCACTCGAGTCGGCACTTCGCGATCGCGGCCTCGATGCGCCCGGCGATGACGTCGTCGAGCGCCTTACGACGGATCAGCAATCCGACGGCGGCCAAGTCCTGCGAGGTCGGCGAGAAGTCGGGCAGACCGTACCTGGCGCGCACTTCGTCCCATGTCGACGCGGTGATCTGGTAGGCGCCCGCCGCGGTCGTGAAGTCGATCTTGCCGTTCCTGATGAACTGGCCGTCGTGCTTCTCGTAGGTGCGCACTCTCGGGTGATCGGCGAACGATTCGAAATCGCCACCGCCGAACAGGCGCCGGTAGCCCGCGTCGTCCGACGTACCCTCGCCGAGCCTGATCGCACGCAGGAACGCACGGACGTTCGGCGAGCGCAGTGCGTCGATCAGGGCTTCCATGTGATCCATCCCTTGGCGACCGCGAAGCCCACGGCCACGGCACCGACCCAGACAAATATGCGCGTGAGGAAGCTCTTTCCGACCTGGCGGTAGATCTCGTTCGTCATCTCCTCGATTGCCAGCTTTGCCGCTTTGCGTGCGATCAGCATCTCGCGATCCGTCAGTTCAGCTTCGCCCATCACGTCCACGCCCCGATCCGGTCTTCGATCAGCCACCACGACTTGTCAACGCAGCGCAGCTTGATCGACGAGCCGGGAATACCGTCGCTGACGATCGAATCCGCCGAGCTCGTGCCGAGCGGGACAATGCGCTGACTATTCGACGGGGCGACCGTCACCGGGTAGCTCGCCATGATCGTGTCGGCGCTGAAGCTGTCCGGGTCGCCGCCGCCGTCCTTGTAGTAGATCGTGCTGAATCCGAGAGCGTCGTTGTTGCCGTAGCCCCAGCGCGGCGTGCCGAGCGACCCCGGCGTGCCCTCGGTGATTTCCGCACCGTACGCGTAGAGCTTGGTCGGCTTGGAGACGCCGGGGTTGCCGCCACCCGCGGCGACGAGGTAGTACTCGCCCGTGCCCCCGGCGCTCAGGCGCCACTCGAAGGCGGCGTTGCGCAACGACAGCGCCGCATTGACGATGCGCAGCGTGGCGCCGGAGACACCGTTGGGCAGGGTGAGCGTGATGCCCGCCTTCGCGCCGGCGTTGGACACCGTAGCGCCGAAGTCGCTTGTCGGGATCGCGCCGGTTGAGGTCTTCGGCGCGTGCGCATCGCGCGACCAGTCGAGGATGCCGGTTGCGTCGTTCGACTGGATGGGCACGCCGGCGCCGAGAAACGCCACGTCGCCCGTAAGCGTGAGCCGCCCGCCATCCGCGACGATGATGCCGCCGCTGTTCGAGCGGATGGTGTTCATACCGGAGAAGGTCACGCGCCCTCGAACGTTGACGGCGTAGTTCGACCATGCCCAGTTGCAGGAGTGGAAACTCACCCATGCCGCGCCGAGCATGTTGATCTCGTAGACCGGCCAGTTCGGGGTGCCGTGCGACTCGAACCAGCAGCTGTTGAAGTTCACGCCGGCGCCGTCCACCAGCACATCCTCGTTCACGCCCGTGGTCTGAAAGCTCGCCCCTTCGATCGTGCAGCCGACGAAACTGATCGACAACGAAGAAACGCTGTCGCCCGGCCCCTTGATATAGAGGTTGCGGCCCCTGCAGTTCTCGAACCGGCTTGTCACGAAGTTGATGATGTTGGCGTAGCCGGCAGGACTCGCGTCGATCGCCAGGCTGGTGGTGCGGCATCCCTCGACCGCCACCGCGTTGAAGTCGACAATCCAGTTATTTCCGTTGGCGACGAAGGCTAGGCCGGTGGACAGCCCGGTGCCGGCGCCCTCCGCTTCGTAGCCGCCGTAGATCGTCACCTCATCGAGTAGCGGCGACTGGCTTTGGTTCCAGTTGCAGAGCACGCCGACCGCCGAAGCGCCAGTGCACTTCGTGCCGTCGATGCGCATCCGGCTTAGCACCGACTGACGCTTGTCGCCCGTGTCCGCGCCGGCGAGATTGATGCACACACCAATGGCGCCCTCGAACATCAGGCGGGTATTCCACCGGCCGTCGCCCTCGATGCTGACGTAGGTGGGAATGTCCAGGGTGGCGGTCAGCCGGTAGACGCCGGCGGGGACGCACAGCATCGCGCCGAACGGCGAGACGACGTTGAGCGCTGCCAGCGCGTGCTGAAACGCTGCGGTGTCGTCCGTGATGCCATCGCCCACCGCGCCGAAGTCTATGACGCTGACGCGTTCGCGCAGTTTCGAGAGCACGGGCACACGCACCGCACCTGCCTCGGCGCGCTTGGGCGCGAGCGTCGTCAGCATGTCCTCCGAAGTGGCGTCGGCAATGAGCACCTTGCCCAGGTCGGAGATCGCCGTTCCCAGAGCGGCAACATCCGTGGCCTCCAGGTTGTCGCCCGCGTCGTTCCACCGCAGGAACTTCCCAGCTCCTGGCGTTGGCAACGCAACCAGTCCGGAGAGTGGCGAGCCATTGGGAAGCGCGGGCGCCAGTGTCATGCGCCGCGCCATGTCCTGAAGCGCGCGCCAGACGTTGTCGAAGTCTCGGTCGACCGTCTCGGCCTGCAGTGGGCCGTTTTCCTGATAGTCGATCGATCGCTCGAGTGGCGAACGCCGGAAGACGGTGATCGCCGCGAGATTGGCGGGCGCCGGCGTGATGGTCACCTCGCCACTGGTGCCCGTCAGCGCCGACACCGTGTAGTCGACGCCCTGCACGATCGCGACGCCATCGACTTCGACCACGATGTGGGAGGCGGCGCCCGCGCCCCAGGCAAAGGGGAAGATAGTGGTGACGCCGTTGCCGATGAAGGTGGAAACGGGCGTTTGCTCGGGAACAGGCATTCTCTTGGTCCTCGCCGGGTCACGGCGCGTCGAATTCGACCTCCACCTCGAATGACCCGGATACCGGGGACCAATCCTGCCGCTCAACGCCTGCCGGAATCCCGACGAATCGCCCTATGCGCACGGGGGTTGCGCGGATCGCACCGGCGCCGGCGTCGAGATAGTCGTCGGGCTGGTTGGCGATCGCCGGGTTGAACTCGCGCATCTGCGGCGCGGCCGGGCCGTCGAGCACCGACACGTGCGCCCAGAGGAACTTCGACGAGAGCGGCGGCTCGAAGGCATCGAGGATGCGCCGCTGCTTGTTCTCGCTCGAATGCTCTTCGCTGACCGTGATGCCGTGCGGCGCCAGGTGCTTCCGGAGAATCGGCGGCACGAACCCGCCTGGGCCGTTGGTCTCGACCGTCACGTGATGCACGTGCACCGCGCGCAGCGCCTGCAGGATCTGATGGCACTGCCCGCCGACCAGCCGGCCGCGCGCATCGAGCAGCTCGAGATCGCCCGTGACGCCGATGGCCCGGTGCCAGTACAGGCGCCCGGCGTCGTCGGTGAAGACGACGCACAGCGCCGACGCGTCGCTCTTCACCTTGCCGAGCGAGACGTCCCACCAGGCCTTGAACCCGACGAGCTGCACCTTGCCCAGCATCAGCACCGGGCGCTTGTTCGCGCTCATCAGCACCGGCTCGACCTCGTAGGGAATCATCCGGTCGGGGTCGAGGCGCACGTCGTGGATCGGCTTGCTGTGCAGCTGGTACTGCGAATCCCACTCGTTGATCGTTCGCGTCTTGCGCCGGCGCTTCTCGAGCTCCTCGCGCGTGAACCGCTCCGGCCAGGCGCAGCCGGCGTAGCAGTCGACGATCCCTCCCGGCGCCGAGGCGAAGACGAGCCGCGTTCCCTGTAGCCGGTAGTCGCGCCCTTCGACGAGCAGCCGCGCGTGCTTGAAGATCCCCGCGAACACGTACTCCGGCGCGAACGGCAGATCGTAGGCAGCATTCCTCGCGTCCTCGATCCGATGCTCGTGCTCGAACATGCGAATCGTCAGGCAGTCCGCGCCGAGGCGCTCCTGCTCGTCGTATAGCGAGTCATGGGTGTGCGGGGTGCCCACGTAGATCTGCCGGCCGCCCGGGACCAGGATGTGCGTCTGCTCGCTCAGGCGGTAGCGCAGCTTCTCGCGCGCCTCGACCGTCTGGATGTTGCGTGGCACCTCGACGTCGTCGTTCTGGCACTCGTCGGCGCGACCGCTCGTGACGTTCGAGAGGATGCCCTTCGCGAACATGCTCGCATTGCGCGCGTCCTCGGCGCCCTCGACCCACCACTGCTCGACACCGCCCTCGCGGAACATCCCGCGCGTGAGCGGGTGCTGTCGGAGCACGTTCTGCGTGTCGCGGCTCGTCTTGTAGGCGGTGCTGTCGGCCTCCGACTGATGCAAGATCCGGTACTGTGAATCGCGGTAGTAGCGCCAGGCGTTGTAGACGCCGAGGATCGTGGACTTGCCGAAGCCGCGGAAGCACCGCAACACCGCGAGCTCGCCGCAGCTCTCGAGCCACACGAGGGCGCGAACGTGGATCTCGGGAACCTTCCATCGCCGCAGCTTCGCCCAGATCAGGAAGAAGGCGAGAAGGCCGACGTCACGCCTTGCGGCCATGAACGCGCTTGTCGAACGTGGCTTTGCGCGCCTTGCGCTGGATCTCGTTCATCAGCGCCGCCGCCTCCTTCTCGGCCGCGGCGACCTCGCGCTCGAGCTCGTCGTCGCCCTCGGTGACGGCAGCCGGGTTGTCCTCGCCGCCGGCGCTCTTCGACCGTGCGACGTCGACGAGACCGATGATCCGCTGCGCACAGGCGAGCGTGGCGACGCATTCCTTCTTCGTCCAGTACCGATCGCCGCGGGTCTGTTTGCTCATCTCGTGCGGCAGCTGCCCAGCGCCCGGCCACGTGTCCGGGTTCGACTCCTTGAGGAAGACGTCGAGCAGCTGCTCCGCGCGTCGCTGCAACGCCTCGAATTGATCCTGCCTCACGGTTCAGTCTCCCACCATCGAGCCGAAGTCCGGCGCCCGATCCGGCGTGAGCTCGCCCGGCTGCCACCAGAACTCCTGGCCGAACTCCTTCTTCGCGCGCTGCTCCATCCGCGAGAGGTACCCGGGGCTGACCGCTTCCTGCAGGTCGTGCAGGAACGCGCGCTCGATCGCCGCCTTCGTGTACCAGAGGTTCACGCCCGGCGTGTTGCCGCGCAGGAACTGCACCATTTCCGCGCCCGCGTGCGTGGCGTCGCCGCGCGCCGCCTGGTGCACGTTGCCGATGGTGAGCTTCGCGAGATCGGAGAACGTCGACGCCACAGGCCCGGCGAGCGTTTCCGTGAGCGTATTCCCGAAACGCGAGACGTCGGAGAACATGAAGTCGCCGACGATGCCCAGCCCGCCGCCCTGCGTGAAGGCAGCGCCCCAGGTCTTCGGATTGGTCAAGTCCTTCGGATCCTTTCCGTCGCGAAGATCCTTCGCCGTCATCGCCGCGTAGCCCAGCGCCGTGAGCCCCGTCATCAGCCCCGCGCCGTAGCGCAGCCGCTCGACGCGTGTCATCGACGGATCGGTCGCCATGCGCCGCCAGTGGCGCGAGATCATCGCGATCGGGAACGACTTGAAGAGCATGACCGAACGCCAGACCTCGCCGCTGATCGTGCCCTTCTGGCTGCCGCCGCGTTGGATCGTGCGCGTCGCAAGGTCGGGGTTCACGACGGCGAACTCGCTCTCGTCGGTGACGTAGGCGAGAAGCTTGGTTATCGCCTGCTCGCGCACCCGCACCGGGTCGCCCATGCCCTGCAGCGCGGCGTCCGGAATCGCCCGGATCGACTCTGGCGTGAGCATCTGGGAGCCGTGCCAGTCCTCAGGCGCTGCTGCCCGCCAGACGGCGAAATCGGCCTCGGTGATGCCGGCGCGCTGCATGTGCGCGCGATCGGGCGCGTCGAGCTGGCCCCAATCGAGGCGGCTCATCTTGCCGAGCGCGCCCATCATCGTCACCGAGAAGCCGCGGCGCAGCGTGTCCGTCCATCCGTTGAGCAACGACAGCTGCATCGTCACGTTCGCGAGCTTCGACGTCCAGCCCGGGCCGATGTTCCCCTCGGCCCAGCGGTTCATGTCGGAGATCATCGACTCGGCGAGCAACCCCGCGCGGTTCGCGAACTCGCGATCGCCCTTGCCGAGCATGCGGATAGTGTTGCCCATCATCTGTAGCGTCGGCAGCCGGTGCAGGCGCGCGGTGAGCACCATCGTGCCCAGGTCGGTGAGCGACGAGAGCATCGCGCTGCCCAGCTTCGAGGCGACCTGAAGGTTGCGCACGCCCTGCGAGATCTCGGCCATGCGCGCCCAGCTCGGGTTGTCGAGCTTGCCGCTCATCGTGTCCCAGGCGTGCTCGACGTCGACCGTCTTGCCGAGCACTCGCGTGCTCTCGCCGTCTTTGCGAAGCGTGTCGAACGCCGTGCGAAACGTGGCCTCGGGGTTCGGGCCCAGACGCTCGACGAAGGCGATGTTTCGCGCCATCGCGCCGACGTGCGACTGCATCGAGGCGAGCACGCCGCGCCGGCCGTAGGCCTGCATGTAGGCGAGATACTCGTCGGGCCCGGCGAAGTGAATCTCGCGCGAAGCCGCGCCCCGGTTCGCCAGCATCGAGGAGCCCATGCGCTGCCCTGGCTCGATCTTGTTCAGGCCGTCCGAGCTGATCGTCTTCCACGCCGAGGCGAGAAAGTCGCGGATCTCGGCGTCGGTCATCGCGGCGCCGTCCTCGTGCAGGTACCGGCGCTTGTCGAGCAGCGGCAGCACGTCGTCGGCCCACCTCTCAGCCCCCGACTGCAACACGCGGACCGAGTCGTGCGGCTGCGGGATGTACCCGTAGTCGAGCTTGCCGACGTCGCCACCGGCCGCATTGAAGCGCTCCCGCATCGCCTCGATCGTGTCGAGCCAGGCCTTCGCCGCAGCCTTCGCGACCGTACTGCCCGAGTCGACGCCGAAGACCTCCTGCGTGATCGCGCGCGCGACGCGACCGTCTTCGATCATCCCGAGCAGCCGACCGTTGACCGCCTCCATCGTGTCGAGCAGCCCGGCGAAATACTGGCGCTCGACGCCCTTTCGGTAGATGTCGGTCTGCTCGAGAAAGCGAAAGAGCCCATCCATTCCGCGCTCGCCGGCCGTTTTCGCCTCGTCGATGGCGCGCATGATCCGGTCCACCGCCCGGATCTGCAACCCGACCCGCTGGCGCTGCTTCGCGGCCTCGCCGAGCAGCTGGTCGCGCGCGAGCTCGGCGGCCTGGCTCAGCCGGTCGGCTTCGGGCATCGCCCGCCAGGCGTCGATGTCCTGGCGCGCCAGCTGCTTCATCGCCCCGCGGATCCGATCCTCGATGCCTTTGACCTCGGCCTGGCTGAGCGACCGTCCGATCGCCTCCTGCACTGCATCGATGCACTCGCCCCGCATGGCTTCACCCCCTCAGAAGACAGTTGACGGCCACCTCGAACGCCTTGGCATCGTTCTGGGCGGCCTTGAGCGCCTCGTCGGCCTGGCTCGCCACCTGCTCGACCGGCGCCGTGACGCCCTCGTCGGTGTGCATCTCCAGTCGGGCGACCCGGTCGGACAGCTCGGCCACCTGGTCGGCGCTGGCCGCTCGCGGTACACTGTCGCTGCCCGACTGATCCTGACCGGCGCGGTGCAAAAAGCCGCGTTGCGTATCCCCGGTGTGAGCCTGCAACCGCTTACCGGGGGACTCAGGACCCCAGCCGGGCTTTTCTTTGGACAGCACCTTCGTGTCTGTCATCCCGGGTTCCTGAACGTGCACCGTCACCAGATGCCGGCCTGGTGCTCCCGCAAGCTGACTGTCGGCGTATACAAGCGTGCGCGTCGCGCCGTCCGCCCCTTCCCGCTGAACGCGCCAAGCCCTGCCGCGGGAGCCGTCCGATGCTGCCTCCTCGGCTGGGTGGAACCTCCGGACAATCTCGGGGAAGGCGAGTATGTCCTCGCGCGTCACCTGCAACTCGGGCGGCTTGACGGACCCTTCGCCGTGGCGCCAGATGAACTTGGTCAGCCCGAACCCTTGGCCTTTGACCTCGACGTCGCCGATGCCCTTCCACCCTCCGCGCGACACCGCCACCGCCTCGATGTCCTCCGGCCGGATCAGCACCAGCGGATCGAACGCATCCCCCTGAGGCTGTTCGCGCACCAGGTCGTAGGCGCGGCCGATGTCGGCCCGCTCAGCATCGATAATCCCGGTCACATCGACCGGGCGACCGTCGTTGAGCGCGGCGTCGGCCTCGCGCAGCGCCCGGGCGTGCTGCTGCATGCCCTCGATGTCGGTGCGCTTGACCAGCGCGGCGCCTTCCTCGGCTTCGCTGAGCACACGCACGAGCGCGGCGTCGACCGCCTCGCGGGGTGCGGCTGGCTCACCAGCGGGCGCTGGCGTTCCAGGTTCAGCAGGCTTCGTACCTGGTTCGGCCGACTTCGTCTCGCCGGCCTTCGCCGCGCGGCGCGCGCGCATGCCGCGAGCCACGTGGGCACCGGCACCGAACGCCCCGGGGCCGAGCGTCGAGACAACGAGCCCGGTGACGTCGAAAGGGTCGTATTCCTTCGCGATGTCCTCGAACCCGGCCGAGTCGAGAATCGAGTGGATCGCCGCCTGCTCGCCCATGAACGCGCCCGGGCCGCCAGCGACGGTGAGCCCGATCGTCTGGCGCACCGTCTGCCCGGCGACCGGCAGCGCGATCGACGCGCCGGCCGTGACGCCGTGCACCGCCCCCGCCTTGATCGCCGTCTGGGTGTCGACGCCCTTGTCGGCCAGGCGCAGGCCTTCGCTGACCCCCTCGTCGACGCCGAAGCCCAGCGGCGCGAGCGGGCCCTCGACGAGGGCATGCCCGACCGCCTTCGCGCCGAACTTGGTGAGCCCGTGCACGATCTGCCCGGCCGTGCCGGTCGTCTCCGCGTCGATGTCGAACGAGCGGGCGACCTTGCCAAGATCCTTCGACGCCTGCGACTGCTCGAAGATCCGATCGACCGACTCCTCTTTCTTCTCGCCCTCGGTGAACGCCACCGTCTTGCCGTAGGCCTCGAGCAGGTTCACCCCAGAGCGCGCGGTCTCGACGGCACCCTGCGCGATGCCGCGCCACGACGCGCCGCCCAGCCCGGAGAAGAACCCCGGTTCCTTCTTCGGCTGCACGCGCGGCGTTTCGGCTTCCAAGCGCAGCGCGCGGTCGACGTCGTCCTGATACAGCGCGTCGAACATCAGGGCCTCACCAGCGAGACTGCGAACGGCCGGCCGTCCTCGCGCGTGACGATCTGATTGCCGACCTGCAGGACGTACCGGTTCATGCCGGCCGAGCGGAACTGTACGGACCCGATCTGCGCGGCGAGATCGCTCGCCGTCATGAGCGAGCCGCCCACCCGCACGCGGGTCTCGTTGCCCTTCGCCGGCGCCCCGGGCTCCGCCCCGCCTGCTGCCGCCGCGATCATCGCGCCGTCGACCCGGTTGATCGCCTGGCGCATCTCGTCCTCGGTCCAGCCGTAGGGCATCGGGGTCTTGCGCCCGTTGACGTCCATGATCCCGCCTGTGGCCAGCCGGACGACCCCTTCCGCGCTCGGGCGCTGGCCGGCGGCGCGCTGCCCGGCCCACAGCGCGAGTGAGACGTCGACCGCAGCGTCGCGCGCCGCGGGGCTGGTGTAGGCGTCGCCGATAAGCTCGTAGAGCTCGGAACGCGCGGGCGCCGCCCGCATATCCTCTGGGGAGACGACCTTCTTGGCGATTGCCTCCTGCCCCTGCAGGTAGAGCTCGGCCACGGACCGCCCGGACTGCGTCCGGAACTGGTGCGCCTCCATCGCGGCGGCGATCCCCAGCTCGTTGTTCTTCGCGCCGAGCTGGCGCGACAGATCCTCGAGCCGGCGCCCGCCGATGACCTTGCCGATGCCGCCGAGAAAGCGCGTGCGCTCCGGGATCGGCATGCGCTCGAGCATGTCGCCCAGCACCCGCGCCTCGTCGGGCTTGAGCGGCGTGACCTGGCGCCCGGCGAGCCTATCGAGCGTCGGCGCCTGCGCCATGCGCTCGGTGAGGCTCTCCATCGCGGCCTCGGGGCTCGACAGGTTCAACGGCGCCGGCGGGTCGATCTGCCCGCGCTCGAGCGCCGCCTGCCACGGATCGTCCTTGTACGCGCGCTGCGAGGCGTCCCGGATACCCTCGAGCTTCTTGAGGTGCTTCGCGCGCGCCGGCGTGAGTCCACCCTCGCGCGCCTTCGCGTACTCGCCGGCCAGCACCGCATCCTGCTGCGCCACGGGCAGCGCGCCGAATTGCGCGGTCGCGGCCGACCCGTTGACGATCTGGCGCGCCGCCTCTTCGTACGGCGTGCCCTTGAGCTTGCCGAGCGTCGCGGAGAGGAACGCAGGATCGGCCGGCAACCCCTGCGCGTCGAGCGCCTGCAGCGCGTCGAAAGCCTGCTGCGCCTTGCGGTCGCGCCGTTCGGCGGCGGCCTGCCCGCGGTTCACGAGCAGTTGCTGGCGGGTGTCGATGGCGGTGAGCAGCGCCGTCTGCTGGTTCGGGTCGAGCGCGGCCGTGCCGCTGATGCGCCCGCGCAGCGCGTCGAGCCCTTGCGGGTTGTCGCGGTTCGCTTCGATGCCGCGCAGGTAGTGGCTGCGCCAGGCTTGCTCGCGAAATGCTGCCTTGCCCTTGGCGACCGCATCGGCGCCCAGCGTGCCGGCCGCGCCGTCGTACAGGGCATCGGCGCGCCGGATGGCGGCCTCCGGGTCACTGATCGCCGCGCGCCCAAGTAGCTCGGTCGCCTCGGTGATCTTTGCGCCCACCGCGCGGCGGTTTGCATCCGTGATCGTCGCGCGCGCGGCCCGCTCGGTCTTCTTGTGCGCGCCGATGAGCGACTTCTCCACGAGCGGCGCCCACTCGGGGTCGGCGTCCTTGAGCGCCGCCCCGCGGATCTTCTGAATGCCGGCCGAGAGATCGGAGGCGTACTGGTCCTGGTCGATCGTGCCAGCGCGCAGCCGCTCGGCGAGCTGCGCCTGCAGGTCTTCCATGTCCAGCTCGGCCTGCATGCTGCGCGTGCCGGCGTCGATTTGTGCCTGCTGGCGGCGCGCGGCGCGCACTTCGGCGGCCTGCTCGCGCGCAACCCGCACCTCCTCGCGCACCCGCGCGGCCTCCTCCTGACGCATGTCCTCGGCGACCGCCGAGCCCACACGGCCGGCCTGCACGAGCGCGTCGCCCAGGCCTGGGCCGTCACCCACGCGCGGCGTGGGCGCGCCAGAGGGAACCCGGAATCCTGCGTTACCGATCGGGATCTGCGCCATTTCCTTACGTCCTGCGCTCGATCGGCGCGCTGGGGGCCGAGGCCGGTCGGTAGATCGACGCCTCGCGCGCGCTGCGCCAACCCGAGAGCCCGGTCGCGGTCGCGCCGATCAGCGCGTTCGTGAGCCCCTGCTTGCCCTGCGCGCGCGCGACCTGCCCCTCGGCGCGCCGGCTCGCGGCCCGGTACTTGCCCCCGAGGATCTCGGCAGTCGCGTCCTCCTCGAAGTCTGCTGTGATGCGCCGGTTGATCTCGCGCGCGCCGGGGTCGTTGAGCGACACGCCCGCCCCCGCCTGCGCCGCCTCGGCCTCGGCCGCTTGCTGCCGCCCGGCCTTTCGGATCTTCTCGGCCATGAGGCGCCCATCGGACTCCTGCGCGCGCGCATCGGCCTCGGCCTGCTTCTGCTGGTACTGGCCCATCTGATTCGCCTGGATGCCCTGCATGACCATCCCCGCGGCACTCACGCCCGCCGAGACCATCGCCAGCGTCGCCATGCTGATGCACATCGTCAGAGCTCCTTCACGTAGAGGTAGGCGGTGCGGGCCATGCCCATGCGCTCGAAGAGCAGCGCGGTGCGCTCGACGCGCACGCCGGTGTTGATGCCGAGCTCGGCCGTCACCGCGCCCATGTCGTAGGCCCAGCCGAGGAACTCGTCGACCAGGCGCGCCGCCGCGATGCCGCCGCGCTTGTCCGGGTCGACGAAGAGCGCCAGGTCCTGCGCAACCTTCTCATCGGAGAACCACTGCTCGACGCACATGGCGGCCATCCCGCCGACGATCTCGCCCGTCGTGCGGTCCACCGCGACCATGACGAGCCCGGTCTCTGGCGAATCGATCAACCCCTGCAGCATGTCGCGCACCTTCTGCTCGGCGAAGCGGTAGATCCGGAAGCGGCTCTCCGCGTGCATCTTGCGGGCCAGCTCGACGAGCCGGCCGAGGTCGGCGACGGTGGCGCGCCGGATCACGGGTTCACCACCAGCTTCTGGACGATGGCGAGCACGTGCATCGGCAGCGGTTCGTCCTGCTCGATGCGCACGAGCGGCTCGCCGCGCTCCCAGCCGGAGAGCCCGTCGATGCGCCGCTCCCCGGTCACGAGCGGCGGCGGCTGATCGAGCACCGCCGGGCCAAAGGCGCGCGCCGGCAGCGGCACGCCGTTGATTTTCCCGCCCAGCGACCGGTGCACGAGGACCGTCGCCTCGGTCGCGCGCACTTGGCGCCCACGAGCCGAGCCCGCCTGCGTGGGCATCTCGGGCGGCATCGGCTCGAGCAACGCCGAGAAGCCCTTTCCGACGATGGCCTTCTTCGCGGGCGTGGCGAGCGTGATCTCGCCGCTGGCCACGGTGTACGTGCCCGCGTTGTAGCCGTCGGCCAGCACCGAGACCGACTCGCCCTCCAGGTGCGAGAGGCCGCTGATGGTCGTGAACGCCGTGGCCGATGCCTTCGCGGTCGCGCAGTCGACCGTGTAGCCGTAGTCGAAGCCCGTCTGTCCGTAGAGCGCCTCGAAGCTCTCCTCGAAGCGCTCGACGTAGCGCACCGTCGCGCCGTTCACCGTGCGGCGCACGACCACCCAGACCTCGTCGGTCTTGCCGCGCGGAATCGAGCATATTGACTCGACGGCGCCATCGGTCTCCCACGGCGCCCAGCCGAGGATGTTCTGATTGCGATCGATCGTGCCGACGGTGAGCTCGCCCGACTCGAGCACGCAGTACAGCGACGGCACCGGCCGGCGCTGGTACGCGATCTCGACGACGCCGGCGGCGAACAGGTGCTCCGACAGGATGCCGATGTCCTCGGCGCCGAAGGTGTCGTTCTCCTCGGCGTACTGGATCGCGACCAGCTGCGTTCCGGAGCGCTGCGCGAAGACGCGCTCCTTCTGCACCTTGATCGGTCGCACGCGCGCCGCGCCGTAGTTGGTCTTGGGCTTGACCTGGATGTTCGTGGGCGTGATGGGCTTCTCGATCCCGCCGCGCAGCGTGAACTCGCCGCCGTAGGTCAGCGCCATGAGCACCGTGTCGGCGGCCAGGTACTCGATCGCGTTCTGCTCGTCGGTGGCGATCGTGCGAACTAGCGCGTCGGTGTCGAGCGTGCCGGGCGTGAAATCGAAGTAGGCGCCCGATTGCGAGAAGGCGATCTGCTGCGGATCGCCCGGTGCGCCGCCGAAGAGCAGCCGCTGCTCGTGGAAGGTCGAGCAGGTCGGATAACCGTCGTACGCATTCCAGATCGGCGACTCGAGCACCCAGGTATCGGGCGGCGCCACCGTCGTCGCGTTTAACGCCTGCGTGATGATCCCGCTGGCGACTGCCTCGCTCGTGATCGTCTCGATGCGCACGATGCCGCCGTTGATCCGCACGATGTCGCCGACGTTGGACGAGCGCCAGGTGTTGATGTCGGCGGTCAGCGTGATCGTCGCGCCGACCGGATCCTTCGCCGATGGCGTGAGCGTGGAGCGCGGCGAGTCGAGCAGGCGGTGGGCGCCGGCCGCGTAGCTGGTCGCATCGAACGCGGTGACCACCGTCGCCGAGGCGCTCGTCTCGCTCGCCACAGCTGTCACCGTCGCGCGCCCGATGCCGGCCACCAACTCGCGCCCGACGTCGGCCGCGGAGAAGCCGGAGCCGGCCGCGCCGGCCGCCAGGGTCAGGGTGATCGCCCCGGCGGTAGCCGACAGCGTCAGCGCGTCGGTCGGGCGCTTGCCGCGCTCGTCCATCGGGATCTGCGTGAAAGGCACTTGGTCGAGCACCCACAGCGCGTCGCCGAAGCGGCGCAGCCGCCGCGGGAAGTGCGACCGGTGCGTGATGATCATCGTGTCGGCCGACTGCGAGTAGTCGAGCTCGAAGAGCTGCGCCTCGGTGAATGGCGAGGCGATCTCGTAGGGCCCGGCCACCTGCGCGCCATCCTTGTACACGCGGACGTACAGATGTCCGAACTCCAGCACGTAGGCCTGCGTCTGCGAGTAGACGAACGGCACGAGCCGCGTGCGCTTGGTCGAGTCCTTGGTCGCCGCCCGAAAGCTCGTGCCGCGCCGGCGCCTGGCGCCCCCGAAGGGCAGTAGCTGGAAGTTGCGCAGCGACCGACAGCCGGCCTTGTAGGCGGCGATGTCGACGCGGCCCTCGAGCAGCGGCGAAAGCTCGCCGCCGGTGAAGCTCGTCTGAATGTCGTGCGCGGCAGCCATCAGAAGCGCGCCGCGTAGAGCGGGAAGTCGCCCAGCACTTCGCCGTCTTCCTCCACGCCATCGATCGACTTGGCCGCCTGCAGCTCGTCGCGCAGCTCGGCCAGCCGGACCTCTTCGACGCTGGCGCTGTTGGTGATCGCATAGGCCAGGCGCGCGGCGATCGCGAGTGTCGCCACGTGGACCATCGCGCTATCCCAGGTCGCCGGGTTCTCGTTGCGCCAGACGTAGCGCAGCCGCAGCACCGAGATGTCGGCGAGGATCTTGCCGCTCTCGACCTTGTAGGTCGGCCGCGCGGTCGCGTCGTCGCCCACCTCGAGGATGCGCAGGAAGTCGGCCGGCAGCGTGAACGCCTTGCCGAAACCGAAGGCCGGCGGGTTCGCATCCGGCGCCAGCGCCACGCGCTTCACGGCGCAGTTCCACGAGTGCTTGCGCAGCAGCCAGTCGCGCACCAGCGGCCATGCGCGCGCGCAGCGCCCCGCGTTCACGCCCGGGTCGGTCAGCGAGTTGATCGGATCGGCGCCGAGCATGTCGAGCGCCGCGCTGCAGATCGATACCGCGGATGCCGCCATCTATCCCTCGAATGCAAAACGGGGACCGAAGTCCCCGTTGTCGGTCCTCATGCGGAGAGCCTTCCCGCGGTCAGGGCGCGATGTAGTCGACCCAGAAGGCGACCTGTTGGTTCGCCGTGGGCGTCGCGCCGCCGAAGGTGGCGTACAGCTCCGCGTCGCTCGGCAGCACGTAATCCGCGCCGCCGGTGAGCTTGGTGCCGGTCACCGGATCGGAGACCCCGGCGGTCGTGAGCGCGAGGTCCTTGACGATCGCGTCGGCGACGATGGCCACCTTCGTCACGGGGTTGCGCACACCCACGCTCACCGTCGAGCTCGCCGCCCCGGTGCCGTGCGACTCGCGCACGCGTACGATGCGGGCGCCGGCGGGCAGGGTGATGCCGCTGCCCATGGTGTCGCCGTTGGCGATCGCGTGCGTGGTCGGCGTGCGGAAGTACGCGCTGCGCAGCCGGTTGTGCGTCGCCGGCACGAGCTTGCGGCCCGCTGCAGTCTCGGCGGCTTGGTACGAGTTGACTTCGGACATGATGATTCCTCTGCTCTGTGTTTCGCCGCGTCAGACCGAGATCTCGATCGTGACGACCTTCTTCTCCTCGGTGCGCAGCGCGCCGTAGGAGGCCGCCATCGAGACCTGCCATGCGTCGCGCTTGTCGCCCCGGCGGGTGACGTTGCCCTCTTCGTAGCCGCGACCGAACTTGCACCCGGACCGGGCCCATGAGACGAGCGTTGCGACGCTCGCGGCGGTCGTCACGCCCTCGTAGGGGATCCAGTTGAAGCCCATCCACTTGCCAGAGAGGTCGCCGTTTTGCAGCATCTTCACGGCGAGGAAGTCGGCGCTGGTGAGCTGGTTGTCGTTCAGGACGTCCTCGAGCGCGTCGCCCGTGTACGTGATGAACAGCTCCTCGCCCGCCTCGGGGTCCGCCTCGTTCTGCCGGAAGAGCTTCTTGGCCTGGATCAGCTTGGCCTTGGTCAGGCCGGACGAGCCGTGCAGGATCTTCTGGCCGCTCGGCAGCGCCGCGCTCGAACCGTCCTTGAGCTGCTGCGAGCCGATCAGCGCGTTGTAGATGATCGAGTCGATCCGGCGGTTGCGCGCCGCCATGATCGCGCTCATGTAGTCGCCGCCCGTGACCGGGTTGGCGAGCATCTTCGGAACGTCGGACCGATCCAGCGGCAGCGCGCGGTAGAAGTCGCGCATCGTCGCCACGCGGGTCGAGTGCTCGGGGCTGCCCCACTCGGTGTCGCCCAGCCTCGTGGCGATCTCGGGCATGTCGGTGGCGGCCAGCGCGTTGTGCGTGAAGGACTCGCCAGTGATCGAGCCCTTGTCCATGACGGCCTTCATCAGGCGCGACTCGGTCTGCTGGGCCTGCTGCTTGATCGCGTTGTCCCACTGGATGACGAACGCATTGGTGATGGTCATGATCGAAACCTCGAAGTGGGGTTGACCTATCGCCTGGCAGGTTGTCCGTCATCCGGGCCTGGCTGTACGCAGATCGTTCGGCGTGGTGCGATCCGGCGGGCAGGTTGACCGGTTCTCCGCGCGCCACCGCGGGCCGGCGTGAATTCGAGTCAGACGACCATTCCGGGGTTCGCCGCGGCGACACGCTCGTAGTACTCGCGAACCTGGCGGCTCACCTTTTCGTGATCGGGGTGCTTGGGGTCGCGGTACGCCTGACTGCGTTCGAGCGCAGCGACGTCTTCGGCGCGCGGCGTGCCGGCGCTGCCTGGCGCCCGGTCCTCTTTCAGTTGCGCACCCACCGCCGCGGCAAAGCGCAGGAAGTCCGGATCGTTGCCGTACTTCGCGCGCAGCGCGTCGGCCGCCGGGCCGCCCAGCTGCCCGATCGCGCGGTCGGCCGCAACGAAGTTCTGCGTCAGCGCCTCCGGCGTCGACCAGTCCTTCTTCAGTTCGGTCATGCACGCATCGGCATCGAGCGCAGCGGCGCCGCCGGCGAGCTTCGGGGCGGTCTCGAAGAACGCGCCCATGACGACGTCGAGCTGCGCCTGCGTGAGGCCGGCGCCGTGCGCCTTGCCCAGGAACGCCTTGAACCCCTCGTCATCGGGCGAGAAGGCGTCCTTCATCGCCTCGGGCGGCGTGATCTTGTAGTCGGTCGCCGCTGCCGGCGGCGCATCGTTGGAGCCGACGCGCTTTTCGAGCTGGCTGTAACTCTCGGCGACCTTGCGCAGGCTCGCGTCTGCATCGAACGATCCGTCCGCCTTCATGACGCGGAACTTCTCCGGAACGTGATCGTGCGGCCCGGGCTGCGTGGCAGCGGCGAGCGCGCTGGCGGGTGCAGCCCCCGGCGCAGCGGCTGCCGGAGCGGGAGCCCCGGCATTGCCGGTACGGTCATCGGGAGGAGTGCCCGCGCCGCCCGAGCTGTGACCGCCCTCGGCGCCGGTGGCTGCATCCATGAGCACGTGATGGATTCGACGGGGGAACATGCGGCTGCGCTTTCCGGTTGCTGTTGGCCGCCATCCTCGGCCGACTCGCGCAACGGAATCCCGACATTCAGCCGTCGGCGGGCGTCTCCGGATCGTCTTCGCCCGCCGGCCCGTCTTCAGGAACGCCGGCCGCGCGGTTGATCATCAGCATGATGTAGTCGAGCGGCTCACGGTTGCCCAGCCGCTTGTAGGTGGTGAGCACCGCGTCGATGCCGCCTCGGGTCTCGGCCGGGCGGACGAACCGCTTGACCAGGTGCTCAAGGATCGCGGCGCCGCGCCGGTCGTGTTCGAAGACGTCGGCGAACAGCTGCGGGGTGATCTCGGATTCAGGCCGCACGGCGCTCGCCAGCCATTGCGGCCTTGGCGCCCGCGAGCTGCATCTCCTGCGTCATCGCGGATTCTTGGGCCTGTTCCTGCGCCTGGGCGCGCTGCTCACGCAGGGCGGCAATGTCCTCGGGCGAGCGCAGGATGCGCGCCGGCACGCCGCGGCCGTCGGCCAGCACGCGCGCGGCTTCGTCGTCGTCGGCCAGGTCGAACACGGACGGATCGCCCTTCGCCTGCGCCAGCTGCCCGAGCGAGGCGTACCAGGATTCGATCGCCGTGACCTCCTCGAGCTTCTGCGCGCGCGCCAGCGGCGAGACGTACTTGACCGTGAAGTTGCGTCCGGCGAGCGACTCCGGAGGCGTGCCGAGCACGCCGGCGCGGTAGGCGATGCCGAAGCAGCGCTCGATCAGCGGCTGCAGGAACTCGGCCTGCAGGCGACCGAAGATCGGCCCGAGGAGCTGCCGAATGATCTGCACCCGGACGTGCACCTCGTAGGCGGTCATCTGCGCCTTGTCCTGCGGCTGCAGTTGGTCGGCCATCAGCGTGCGACGAATTGATGCCTGCAGCTGGTCCTTCTTCGTCCACGCGACCTGGAAATCCGAGCCGGTCTTCAGCGGCTTGATATTCTCGGTCGAGGCCGCAACGATCACCTTGCGCGGCCCGATCTTCACGGCCTTCGGGTTGAGCACGCCGTCGTCGACGCCCACGAACATGCCGCCCACGGCCAGGTCGGTCGCGGCGCTTTCGTTGAACGCAAGGTGGTTGAGCTGCTTGACGTCGGCGATCGCGTCGGAGAACGGCCCGGTCGCGTAGTCGGTGCCCGGGATCAGCGCCCAGCGCGGCACGGCCAACGGGAACTCGTCGTATCCGGACTCGCGCACGACGCACTTCGAGCGGTCCTCCACGACAACGGAGGCGAAGCGCTTGTTCTTCGCGAGCGCGGGGCCGACGACGTAGCTGCTGCGCGGATAGATCGCCCAGGTGAGCGCGACCTTCTCCGAGAGCTTGCCGGCGCGCAGCTTCTCGCGCACTTCCTCGGAGACGCCGTCGATGCCGTACTCGTTCACGCACTGCTCGACGGTCAGCTCGAAGCAGCGATAGACGGTGTCGATGCGCCCGCCCCTGCGACCGGCCGACACGTACACGCCGCCGATCGGCCAGCAGTCGAACGAGTATCCGCCCTCCGGCGCCTCGTCGATGTACAGCGCAGGCCAGCCGCAGGCGACCTCGTATTTCATCGCGTCGAGCACCGCCGCGTCGAAGTTCGAGACGTGGATGTTCTCCCAGATCGTCTGGGCAGCTTCCGAGAGCCAGCGCTTCTCGTCCTCGGACTCGCGCCCGACGTCGAGTTCAAACCATTGCGCGTTCGCGGGCACCAGTCCGCCGATCAGGCCGGCGGCCAGCGTCTTGGCTGCGTCACGTCCCGTCGAGTCGAGTTGGCGCGCCTTCTTCGCCTTTGCGTCGCTGGCCGTGACCGTCTCGCCGGTGATGCCGTGCGCGAGCTCGGGCCAGGTGTACTCGAGGCACTCACGCCAGACCGACTCGTGCAGCGAGCGATCGGACTTCGCCTGCGCGGCGCGGCGCAGGATCTGCTGCGCCAGGTCCTCGGGCAGCCCGGGCACTCAGTCCCCGCCGAGCTTGCGCTGGCCGGCCTGAGCGATCGCCGCGCCGGCTCCGGTTTCGAGCGCCGAGCGGCGCTTGCGCTGGCGGGCGAGCGCGGTCTCGGCGTTCGCCCTCTGCTGGGCCTCGGCCGCGGCTTTCTCGGCGTCTGCAGCCGGGTCGCGCGTGGCCACCTTCGGGGCCTTGAAACACATGGCCGCGTTACCGCAAGTTCGCCGGCAGCGGCTCGAACTTGGTCGGCGCGACCCAACCGTCACGCGAGAGCACGGAGCGCCCGCGCCTGTTCGCTTCGACGAGCGCCTGTTCCTGCGACAGTTCGCTCGTGCGCTGCTCGGCACGCAGTCGACCCGCCTGGCTGTTCGCCTCGCGCGCGGCTTGCGCGTCCTGCACCGCCTGCAGCTGCTCGGCCTGACGCTGCGTGAGCTCCTTGAGCTGGGCGAGCTGCTCGGCCATTTCCTCGGGCGTGAGCTCGACGGCATCGGGCTCGCCGGCGTCTGGCGGCATGCTCGGGTTGACCGGCTCGCCAGGGGTCTGGATTCTGCGGGGCTGCGTCGCCATGCGTGTTCCTCAAGTCGTCGCCGGGCAGGCGGGGTCAGGAGTGAGTCAGTGCAGGCGCGAGTATCGGCGCCGCACCGGAACGGAATCCCGACATTTGCCCATGATGCGGCACCAGTAGGCGATGAGCTGCTCGCCGTGGTAGTGGCGCGGCTCGGATTCGTGCAGCCACCAGCCGCGCAGCGTAGAAACGGGGATGCCGGTTTCGCGTGAAACCGTCGAGCGGGGCTTCCCGGCCTTCAGCAGATCGGCCAGCATCCGGAACCAGTCGACGACCTGCTCGCTCATCAGTCCCCGGACCAGCCGTGCACGAGCCACCAGGCGCCGGCGACCAGCGCCACGATTGCGCCGAGCAGCACACCGACGAGGAAGGCGCTGGCGCAGGCGGGGACCATCACGCCTGCTCCATGCGCGCGAAGTGCGCGATCAGCAGCGCCTCGGCCAGGTCGTTCCGCAGCCGCTTCGGCAGCGCATCGCCGTACAGCCGGCGCGCGACCTCGACGGATGCCGGCTTGCCCTTGCCGTAGAGCCCGAAGCGGCGCTTCCACGTTGCCGGGTTCACGCGGTCGACGCGCTGCGCCCACGCCGCGGCGACGGCGCGCAACGCCCCGTAGCTGTCGCCCTGGCTCAACGCCGTGACCGACCCGCGCATCGCCTGCGGGCGCTCGATCATCGCGAGCGCGTACTCGGTCACGGCGCCGTGCCGCGTCCACCACTCGCGAAGCAGCTCGTGCGTGGCGCGCGCGTCGACCTCGCGCGAGACGGTTGCGGCCTCCGTGCCGTTACCGCAGGTCGGCACGTTGCCGAGCTCGAGCAGCCCACGCTGCGTGCACAGCAGGGCGAGCGCACCGCTCACGCCCGGGTCGATGCCGAGGATCAGCATCGCTTCGCCTCGAAGTGTTTGCCGTTGCACCGCTCCCAGCTCACCACGCACGCGACCTGCGCACCCTTGCCGTGCGGATGCGTCGCCTTCGCGCAGGTCGGCGTGCCGCCGTAGCGCGGCTCCTCGCGGTAGTGCGCGCAGGCGGGGCAGTCGGTGTGCTCGAGGCGGGTCATGCCGTCACCTTTCCTCATGCAATCGACCGAGGAGATAGCCGAGACCGAAGCCGATGGCGTACACGATGAGCACGCTCTCGAGCGTCATGCCGGCTCCGCAAATGCGCCTGCGCGCGCGACGTCGGGCTCGTTCTCGGGATCCCACGGCGGCACGTTCTCGCCCGTCCGCAGCCGGTCGATCACGCCCACCTCCATGAGCGCGAGCAGTGCCTGCACGGCCTCGTCCGAACGGCAGCGCGTGCCGCCTTCGTCCATGTGCTCGAGCAGGATCGTTCGCAGCCGATGGTCGGTGAACGCGCCGCGAGCGAGCAGCTGCACGGCCCTGGCGCTTATCGGCCGCCGGGCCCAGAAGAGCGGATCGCGTCGCGCGTTCCGGCCGATGGCGCCGAACATCCCGTGCACACGCCCGAGGTTCTCGCGAGCCTGCTCACGCGTCGTCAGCGCGCCGACGTAGGGCAGCCGCGGCGCGGCGTGATCGGCCGAGGACGGCGCTGCTCGGCACAGGCGCAGGAATTCGGGCAGCGTCGGCGGGTTCTCGGCGTGCTGGCAGTCGACGAGCGCGCGTTGGATGCGCTCGGGGTCGATGCCGGCGAGCGCCTCGTCCCAGGTCGACAGCACCTCGTCCATGTCCGCACCGCGCCACAGCGCGAGGAAGCGCGTTCCCCAGGTGGCGCGCAGCTTGGCGAACGCCTGCGCTCCGATCGTTCGGTGCTTCGGGTCATCCGACACGGCGGGCCTCCACGTCGATCGTCACGGGTTCGGGTTTCGCGGGCTTCGTGCGGCCGTCGATTGCCGCCGAAATGCGGTCGATCTCGTCGCCGAACGCCGAGCCGGTGCGGCGTTCACCGGCGCGCTGCGCGGTACCTGGCGGGTGCTGCGGCATGGCGGCGGCGTCGCGCAGTCGGCCCTCCATCGTGGCCAACACGTAGGCGGCCTTCGGCGGACCCTTCGACTCGCGCAGTTCGGTGGCCAAGTCGCCGAGCTGCTGCGGCGTCACGCCTTGCGAAAGCAGCTGCAGCAGCCTCGGATCGCTCGGGTTCACGCCGACCGCGCCGGCTTGGCGCATGAGCCGGCATGCCTGTCCGGCAAGGGTCGGTTCCGGCGGCTCACGCGCGGGCCCGCGCGAAGAGCGCGCAGCGCTCTCTGGTTGTTGGGTAGTGGGTAGTGGGGAGTGGGTAGCCGTGTTGTCACGCGTGACGGGTTGCGTGACGGGCGCGCTTCGTGCGTCGTGACCGGTTGCACTCGTCGCGCGTGACAGTGCGTCCTGCAATTGCTCGGTCGTGGCGTCCCATGGCGCGACGATTCCGTGACCGCGCAGTTCGTCGAAGAGCTGCTTGCGGCGCTCCCTTGCCCGGCGCTGGCGCTCGCGGTCGTTCTCTTTCTTCGCCTCGGCCTCAGGCTGCTTCGAGTGGTACCGGGCGATCTCCTCGTCGACGACATCCTCGTGCCATCCGTCGTCGCGAAGCTCGAAGAATTCGTCCAGGACGGATGAGACGGCATCACGCTCTACCTTCGTGACTGCACGAGCGCGCCGGCAGCACTCACGCACATCGGCGGGTAGCGGCCCCTCGATCGTGTAATAGACGTCGCGCAGGCGGCGATAGATGCCCTCCTCGAGGGCTGACAGGTGCGCCGCACGCTTGAGGAAATCCCCGATGTGGTGCTCGTAGTAATTCACCGCCCCGCCCTCGCCGCTTCACGTGCCGCCTGCGAGACCGCCCGATGCGGAAGATCGGCCGTGCGCAGCGCCTGCTGCGCGGTCCACGCGATCACCGGCGAGCCGTCTGTGCCGCCCAGGGCGCCCGGGCCCAGCTCGATGCCGGTTGGCGCCCACAGGATCGAGCACCGACCTGCGCGCCCCGTGTGCACGAGCCCGGCTCGCCTGACGATCCGTTCGCGCTCCATGGCCCCCATGTGCCGCACCATCGACGAGTGCGCCAGACCCGTGGCCTCGCAGAGCTGCGCGAACGTGACCGGCGCGGCGTGCATCAGCATGAAGTCGACGATCTGCTGCCTCCGCTCGGTGAGCGGGCGCCGTGTGGCGCGAACTTGGTGACGATCTGTCATGCCGCCCTCGCGAACCAGTACGTGCGCAGGCCCCGAACCCAGCCAACTGCGTAGACAACGGAGAGCGCTGCCACGCCCCACTGCTCTGCGGTGATCGAGGCGTAGAGCCACGCCGGCTGCGCGACGAGGCCGATGATCGGAGCCCACCGTCGCGCGTTGAACTCCGCCGACTGCGAGAGCCAGAGGGACGAGACGCCGCACAGAGCGATGACGGTCTGATCGATCACGCGGCGGCCCTTTGCTCGCTTCCAACGAGCCAATTCGATCGGATGAGCGCGATAGCCGGCGGCGGTGAGACGGAGTTGCCCACCATGCGGACCTGCGCGCTCTTCGTGAACCGCCGCCCGTCGTGGCCGCGGTCGATGATGTAGCTGGCGGGGAAGCCCTGCGCGAGATACAGCTCGCGTGGTTGCAACATCCTCAAGCCAATGTCGACGATCACGTACGGCGTGCCCCGAATCAGCACCGTGACCAGCGCCAGGCGGTCGCGCGTGGTGATCGACGTCATCGGATCTCGCGCGTCGGACCACTGCCCGCCGGTGCCGTGGTAGCGAAGCAAGAACGCCGCCACCCGCAGCGCCCCCGCCTCGAGCTCTGGCGAGAGCGTGCACTCGACGATCGCGTGATGTTCGCCGCCGGCGCTCAGGGTGCGCAGCGGGTCGTCGACCGAGCGCGCATCGCAGTTGCCGCGTAGGTGCGCGAGGTGCGCCGCGACGAGCTGCTGATTCGCGCCCTTCGTATTGACGGTCGACATGGGCCGGCGCGCGTCGTGACCCGGCGCCCCGCGTTCGTCGTTGAACCCCCCGTTCATCTGCGCGAGGAACGCGGAGACGAGCGCATGCTTCTGGCCGCCGGCGACGATCGTGCCGAGCGGATCCTCAAGGTCGAGCGCACGCGGCGCCTGACCGTCACGCTCGCCGTAGCCGGTCTGCACGAGCGTCGGCGAAACGACCGCGAACGAGCCGCCCTTCGGCCAGGCCGTGACGGTGCGCAGCGGCTCCGACGTCGGCTGCGCGGCGTCGCGCGACCAGTTGGCGATCGGCACGATGAACGGCTCGGCCGCCTCAAGCACGTAGCGCTGAACGCCGCGGGCGATCCGGCGCAGCGTCGCGTCGGCCAACGGTCGCGGACGCTCGAAAATGCTCGGGCACGGGATCGCCCAGTCGATGCACTCGGCGGCGGCTCTCCACCGCTGCTGGCCCTTCGCCGGCTTCTTGTGATGCGTCGGCTCGGGCCAGCGGATCGGCAGGCCATCGTGCCGCGCGACGAGGAACAGCCGCTCGCGCGTCGTCGGCGCGCCGTAGTCGGCCGCGCACAGGATGCGATGCTCGACCGCGTAGCCCTCGGCGCGCAGTAGCGCGAGGAAGCGCTGCCACGTGCGGCCGGCTCGCTTCGGGTCGGGCACGAGGTACTGCTGCTGCACCGGCACGCGTTCGCCGGGCGCAGCAATCGTGCCGTCGAGCTTCATGACGCGGCCGGTCGCCCGGTCACGCTTTGCGACGAGAGGGCCCCATTTCCGGATCTGCCCGACGTTCTCGAGCGTGATGATGCGCGGCCTCACCTGCCCGGCCCACCGCAGCCCGACCCACGAGAGCGCGCGAATCTTGCGATCGCGCGGCTGCCCGCCGGCGGCCTGGCTGTGGTGCGTGCAGTCGGGCGAAAGGTGCAGCAGCCCGACCGGACGTCCCTGCGTCGCGCCGCGCGGGTCGATCTCGAAAACGTCGGCGACGAAGTGCCGCGTCTGCGGGTGGTTCACCCGGTGCATCGACGTCGCGTCGTCGTCGTGGTTCGCGGCGATGTCGACGTGCCGGCCGATCGCCTGCTCGATCGCGGTGGACATACCGCCGCCGCCGGCGAACAGGTCGACGACGATCTCGTCGGCGATCGGCAGCAGGAATTGAGGCGTCAGCACGTCGGCGCCTCCGCGGGCTCGTGCATTCCGCCTACGCTTCCTTGATAACGAGATACCGCGAGTCGGTGATGTACACGTCCGGCCCGGTGATGTCGCACGGGTTCGACAGCGTGACCTCGCGCGCCAGCGTGTCGGACGTCCCTTCCGGGTAACCCTTGTCCCACACCTGAACGACCACCTTGTAGCTGGACGTGTCCGCGTTCTCGATACGCACTCGTTTCGTCATCGCACTCTCCATTGCGCCGACTGGCGCGGTTTAAGATCTGCGCCGCGCTCATCGAGCGCGGGGCTTGTAGGTCATGCCTTGATCCCCGCCTGCCGGATCAGCTCCGAGAGCTGAGGCAGCAGCGTCGCGATCTGCGACACCGCTTGCTGCTTGACCGATTCCGGGTCGCGCAAAAACCGCTCGATCAGCCAGTAGATCGGCCGGTAGTCGTTCGTCGAGGCGAGGATTCCCTCGAAGTCGTCGACGCGCAGCGGCCGCGGCTCGGAACCTTCGAGGTTCAGGCGCTTCGTGAGGTCCGTGGGCGCCATGTCGATGTCGCCGGCGACGCCGGCCACGCCCTTGCGTGAGGCGTAGACCGTGGCGGCCGTCACCTCCCGCAACGACCGGTACTGCGCGGTCAGCCCGGGCGTGAAATCGAGAGTGAGCTGGTTCACCGCCATGCGTCGTACCTCCGGGCGTACGGTGCCTTCACATGGTCGAGCGCGAGGATGCCTGGCATGGACAACACGACCTCAGGCGACCCTCTCCGCCCCGGCGGGCTCGGGGATGGCGGGGGTGCCGGTCCCTCGCAGGTACGCCCAGTCGACGTCCGGGCACAGGTCCTCGCATCGAACCACGCCGCCGGACTCGCGCTCGATGTTGATCGCCAGCGACTCGCCGCATGGTTTGTGGCCGCCGGCCACGTTCCGCAGGTGGCCGAGCGTGGTGCCGCATCTCGTCGCGAAACCCACTCGCGCCTCGGCATCAGGTAAAGACGATAGGTAGGTGCGCAGGTTCATGAGCCCCGATTCTACACCGTCCGGTGTATTTCACAACACCATCCGGGGAATTCACCGAATGGTGCGCTGCTGGTCAAATGCCGGCATGGATTCGGACGGGGTAGTGGCCATACGGCGGCGACGCCTGCGTGAAGCGGCAGATCGGTGGTTCGGGGGGAACGAAGCTGCGCTTGCCAGGGCGGTTCAGCGGGCAGGGTCCCAAGTGGCAGACATGATCGCGGGCCGAAAATCGTTCGGCGAGAAGGTCGCGCGCGCGCTTGAGGCGAACCTCCGGGAGTCGCTCGCACAGCGGCCTGGCGCGGATCGCTTCATCCTCCCTCCGCTATGGCTTGATGCGCCGAATGATTCGAGCGTGCCGGCCTCTGACGATGCTCAAGGCTCCGTGAACGGGGGCACACATTCGATCGCCACCCATGTCCGCGAGGCCATGTCGTGGCCCTTCAGTGCGAAGCTTTACCAGCGCTTCCGCCGACTCGACGACGATCAGAAGCGTGATGTCGAGGAGGCCCTCGAAGACCACGTGAGCCGACTCGAACGCAGGGGTCGGCCGCCTCGAAAAAGCAAGGCCGGTTGAGCCGGCGCGGGTGTACTTCCTGGCCGACTATAGAGATGCATTCATCGGGGATCTACCGTCTCTCCCATGAACCCATTCTTTCGCTGGATTGATCGCCGAGTGTTGAAGCGCCAAGTGGCAGAGCTTCAATCACTGCTCGCGGTCTTGGCCTCGCTAACCCAGGAAGAGATCGCCGAACTCGTTGTCTTGGCGACGCACGTTCGGCACGGGATGGAGCAGGAAGGAAACGACATGCTGAACCCGCATTCCCTCATGCTGCACAAGCCGGATATTGCCCTGCGCCTCGTGCGCCTCATAGAAGGCTATCGGCGCAATGGAAACCAGACCGCAGCATCGGCCATGATGATCTGGGCCCATACGATGCGCGCTGCCATTCGCGGCGAACTACTCCCACTAGCACGGCAGATGTGGCGAGAACTGTCGCGAGGATTCCCTCACCTTCAGGCGGCGCGCGATCGACTGGCCCTTGCTTTGAACACCGATTTCGACATCTCCGACGCGACGCAATTCCCAACCGGGTTCGACCCGAGGTCCTGATCGATGGCCCCGAGCAAGTGGAGGCCGGGGTGACGAAGGCTCCGACGCAACCCTCTGTGCCCGAGCACAACCACCCCGGGATGCCGGGATTCATCGAGCGGCGCCGCCCGTCCGAGCAGCTCATGATGGCGATCGCCCGCTCGGAGATGTGGGCGAAGATCGCGATGCAGGGGTTTCGGGCGGCCTGGATTGTCGCGATCGCGGGCTTCGGCTACCTGAGCGTCAAGGAGCTGGCAGGCAAGGCCACCATCGCCCAGTTCTTCGTCGATGCGCTCGTTTCGGTGCCGGAGCGAGCCGTCTCGCCGTGGTGGATTGCCGGCGCGGTAGCCATGTTTCTCTGGGCGGCGGCGGAAAGACGCCTTAGACTGCGCAAGGTTTCGTCGATGAGCGACCAGTTGAAGCGGCTCGAGCAGCAGGTCGATCCGCGCCGCACGAGCAGCGGCCTGACCGCCACCGGGGAGACGCCCGCCGAGCACGGAGACTGAAGATGTCCGTCACGCACGTCGTGGATGCATGGATTACGTTCGCCGCGATCGCCACCATCGCGTGGGTGCTGTGGGTCGCGTGGCCTCGCCTCGTCGTCGACGTGATTCGGCAGCGGCTGTTCGAGGTCCGGGACGAGCTCTTCGTGCGCGCGATGAAGGGTGAGCTGGAGTTCGGCTCCGGCTCCTACCAGGCCGCCCGGACGGTGCTCAATTCGATGATCCGCAACGCCGAGCACGCAACCGCCTGGCGATACGCTCGCCTGGCGAGCCTGATGCGCGGCGAGGAAGGCGAGAAGCTGGTCGCCCGGTTCCGTGAAGCGCTCACCGGCAGCGAGACGCCGCAGGCGGTGCGGGACGCTTACCGCAAGGCCGGCGACCTGTACGACCAACTGCTGATCTTCAGGTCACCATTTCTCGCGGCTGTCGCGCTGATCGTCCTCATCCTCGCCAAGTTGCTGCGGCGCGTCGCCGGGCCGCTGCAGGCCGAATACTGGGGCGTCGCCTCGTACCTAAGGAAGAAACGCAGCGACGCGGTCAGCGCCGACGTCAGCGCCGATCTCCGGATCAAGAGCGTCGACCTCGCCCTCGTGTAGAGCCGCCGGGGCCTGCGCGGCGTCGGCTCGTTCGGGCGCGGGCGCGCAGCTACTTCGGATGCCGCCTGATGCTCAGGGGCGTGGCGGTGTCGCCCTCGATCTCCAGGAACATCTGCCAGCTGTGGTGGCTGTCGATGTCGACGACGAACCGCTTTGGCTTGTAGCCATGGAGCGGGTGAAACCGCAGTGAGGCCGGGCGCGGCTCGGCGCACAGGTCCCGGATCGCCTGATCCACGGCCGCCTGGCGGTTGGCGTCCAGCCCCCTGTAGTCCCGGTCGAATCGACGAGACGCAACCACGCGCGCGATGCGCACGAAGGCCGCCCTATCGCCGCAGGAACGCGATCAGGTCGTCGGCGCAGGTGAACGGCTCGGAGGCCGGCCCGGAGGCCGCTCCGTCGTGGACGGTGATCGCGACGATGAGCTCTTCCATCGCGCCGCCAAGGTCGCGCACCGCCGCGATGGCCTGCTCGTAGGCTTCGGCAACGCCATCTTCCTCGTGAAGCATCGCGTCCGCCCGGGCTGAGGCCAAGCACCGCTCGAAGCGGGCCAGAAGGGCCTCGCACACGGCTTGGCCGGTCGCGAAGACCTCGACGTTCTTGCCGTCGGGGTCCAGTTCGGCTTTCTCGTCTCCGGCGACGATCTTGGTCGCCAAGTCGCGCGCGCCCTCCGCGATGCCCTCGAAGACCTTGCTCATCCCGACCACGTTCTCGACGGTCTTCTCGATGACCCGGAGCAGCTCGAGACTACGTTGCGCCTGCGCCTCGACGCGGCGCGCCACGCTCATCTCCGATCCGCCCTCGAAGCAGCAGACCCCCAGCCCCATGTCGTGCCTCTCCTTTGCCGGTTGCGACGATCCCGCAAAACGCGGCTACCGATCATGCCACGAAGGCCCGCCTAAAGCCACCGAGCCCCCACGGAACGCCAGGCGTGGGCGGGCAGGCGGCAACACCGGGCGACGGGCGGCGGGCGGTCCGTGACGCAAGTCACGCGAGCGCTGGCCGAGTGGCTCATGAATACACCGAACGGTGTTGACATGTGATACACCATCTGGTGTAATGCCTCCAACACAGGAGGCAGCCATGCAATCCAGCACCACCCCGACCCGCCCGCTCAAGGCCGCCGGCCTCGCGCTCAGCCGGTGGGCGCGCGGCACGAACGTCCAGACAACGGTGGCGCATAGCGGTCGCATCCGCACGGCCATCGACAACGTCGGCATCGCCCTGCAGTGGATGAGCCGGGGCTACCAGTACGACACGAGATCGTTTGCGCAGCGCATGCGCGCCGGCAACTGGTACTGGCGCCGCGCCGCTCGCGCGTTGTTCTGGAGCGCGGCATGAACGCCTACGCCGCTACTCAGGCCGGCGTCGATCGCCGCGACGATCGCCTGCTCAAGTCGCTCGAGCAGCAGGCGCACGAGGCGAGGCTCGCCGCCAACCGCCGATACGACCGCGCTCAGTCCATCGCGCACGACCCGGACGAGCTCACCCGCCTGCAGGCCGACGCGACGCTCGACTACTCGTCGATCGAGATCAAGGTCGACAGCCAGTACGTCGACCTGTTCGGCGCTGCCGACCTGCTGCGGTTGCGCGTGATGAACGGCCGTCATGCGGAGGCGGACTGCATCGCGCGTGACATGACCGACGCGCTGGCCGCCGAGCTCGAGCGGCTGATCGTCAAGGGAGAGATCAAGTGAGGCCCGCCTACCTGCGCCGGGAACCGTTCGTGTACTGGGTGTTGCGCCAGGTCTGGCACGACGAGCGAGTCAAGGACGGCGTCGCCCTCGTCGCGCTCGGCGTCACGCTCGGCGCGCTGCTTTTCATGGGAGCCTGACGATGCAAGACCGCTACCGCGAAATCCTCGCCATGCGCGCGTCGCACGACGCCTACCGCGAGCTGCTCGCGCGCGTGCAAGACCTGACGCGCCGGCATCCGCGCGGGTTTGCGATCCGCCCGATGTTCGGGCAGCAGCCGCGGCGGGCGGCGCGCAAGCTGCAGAGGGCGGCGTGATGGCTGCCGTACTCGAGCAGGTCGACGCGCCGATCGAGGCGCCCGCCGACGAGCAGCCGGTCGCGCCTTTCGTCCCGGGCGTGCACCTGGACATCGCGCACGAGGACTATCTCAAGGTGGATGCGCTCTCGGCCAGCGGCATCAAGCGGATACTGCAGTCGCCGGCGCATTACCGCTTCGACCAGGACCATCCGAGCGAGCCGACCGACTCGATGCTGATCGGCACCGCCGTGCACATGGCGATCCTCGAGCCGGAGCGCTTCGCCGAGTCGGTGATCGTCACGCCCGAGGATGCGCCGAAGAAGCCGACCGCCGCGCAATGGGGCGCCGCGAAACCCTCGCCGTCGTCGCTCGCCGCAATGCAGTGGTGGACGGACTTCAATGCGAAGGCCGAGGGCAAGCTGGTGCTCACCGCCGAGCAGGGCGAGAAGGTCGCCGGCATGGTCGGATCCGTGCGCCGGCATCCGATCCACGACGAAATGATGAGCGGCGGCGCCTCGGAGGTGTCGTTCTTCTGGCGCGACGCGCGGCTCGACATTCCGTGCAAGGCGCGCTTCGACCGGCTCAACGATTCGGGGTTCGGCTTCGACCTGAAGAGCTGCCAGGACGCGAGCCCCGAAGTCTTCGCGCGCAGCGTCGCTGCGTTCAAGTACCACTACCAGGCCGCTTGGTACAACACGGCGCACGAGCACCTGCGCGACGAATCGCTGCGCGCCTTCCTCTTCATCGCCGTCGAGTCGGCCGCGCCCTACGGCTGCGCGGTCTACGTGCTCGAGCCCAATGCGATCGCCTTCGGCGCGGCGCGCTGCGAGGAGGCGATGCTGCTCTACAAGCAGGCTCGCGATACCGGCTACTGGCGCGGCTATCCAGAGCGTGTCAATCCGATCGTGCTGCCCCGCTGGGCGACGTCGATCGCCGTGCCCACCTACTGATTCCACATGGAGACCAGCACCATGAGTGCAGTTGCAGATGTCGTTCACCCGAAGCAGCACCGTGTCAGCCTGCTCGAGACGTTCTCCAAGAAGTACGACCTCGAGCCCGGGAAGATGCTCGACACGCTGAAAGGCACCGCGTTCAAGAACCCGAACGGCGGCCCGCCCATCAGCAACGAGCAAATGATTGCGCTGCTCGTCGTCGCGAACCAGTACAACCTCAACCCGTTCACGAAAGAGATCTACGCCTTCCCCGACAAGCGCGGCGGCATCGTGCCCGTGGTCGGGGTCGACGGCTGGACGCGCATCGTGAACGAGCATCCGCAATACGACGGCTGCGAATTCGAGTACGGACCAGACGAGGGCAAGGGGCCGGAGTGGATCCAGTGCGCGATGTACCGCAAGGATCGCAGCCGGCCGACCGTCATCCGCGAGCTGCTGCGCGAGTGCAGGCGCGGCACCGACCCGTGGAACACTTCGCCCCAGCGGATGCTGAGGCACCGCGCGTTCATCCAGGCTGCGCGCCTGGCGTTCAGTTTCGCCGGAATCTACGACCCGGACGAGGCCGAGCGGATCATCGACGGCGATGTGCGCGTGGTCTCGAACGATGCCGTGCACGAGTTGAACCAGCGCATTGAATCGCGCCATGCGCCCGACCCGCTGCCGCTCGGCGAAGCGATCGACGGCGACGGCGTGATAAGCGCCCCCTCCTCGAATCCGATCGAAAAACCGGACGTCGAGCAGCCGACCGAACCGCCGCCCCCCGCCGACGCCCCGCGCGTCACCTACGCCGAGGTCCGCGAGCGGCTGGAGGCTGCGACCACCGTCGACGAGCTCGACGAGGCCGCGACGCTCATCGAGTTGGTGCCGGCGCTGGATCAGCGCAAGGAACTGACGGCCCTGTACCGCGATCTGCGGGCGAAGCTGGCCGGGGAGTGAGCGATGACCGAGACCATCGAAAAGCCAGTGACCGCGATCGCCGAGTACAGCCCGACGGCCGCGGCGCTGGAGGATCTGCGCGCTCGCTTCAAGGGCGTTGCCTTCGACGTGACGACGACGAAGGGCGACAAGGAGGCGCGCGCCGCCCGGCTGGAACTGGTGCGGCTGCGCACGTCTCTGGAGGCCAAGCGCAAGGAGCTCAAGGCCCCGGCGCTGGAGCGCTCGCGCCTGATCGACACCGAGGCCAAGCGCATCGAAGCGGAGATTCTCGCGCTCGAGACGCCGATCGACGAGCAGATCAAGGCCGAAGAGGCCCGGCGCGAGCGTGAGCGGCAGGCGAAGGCCGAAGCCGAGCGCCGCCGCGTCGCCGAGATTCAGGAGCGCATCGACAAGATCAAGGCGTTCCCGGTGCGCGCCGCCGGCAAGACGTCGATCGTGATGGAGGCGCGGATCGGTGATCTGGTCGCGATCGAGATCGACGATACGTTCGCCGAGTTTCGACCGGCTGCCGAAGCCGCGCATGCCCAGGCGCTCGCAGCCATGCGCGAACTGCTCGCCGGGACGCTCTCGCACGAGGAAGAGGCGCGGCGCCTGCGTGCCGAACGCGAGGCGCTCGAGCAGCAGCGCAGGGAGGACGAAGCGCGACGCGCCGAGGCCGAACGGATCGCGCGCGAAGAGCACGCGGCCGAAGTCCGACGCATCACCGCGGAGCGCGAGAAGCAGGAGGCCGAGCCGCGGGCGCAGCGCGAAGCCGAGGAAGCGCGCATGGCCGAGCAGCGCCGCATCGAAGCCGAGCGCCAAGCCGAAGAGCAGCGCAGGCTCGACGCCGAGCGCGCCGAGCTTGAGCGGCAGCAGGCCGAGATCGACCGCCAGCGACGCGAGCAGGAGGAGCGCGAAGCCGCGGCGCGCGCCGAGGCCGAGCGCGTCGAGCGAGAAAGGATCGGCGTCGAGCAACGTGCGGAATACGCGCGGAAGCAGGCAGCGTACGAGGCCAAGTGTCGCCTCGAGGAAGCGGCGCCGAAGCTGCTCACTGCTGCGCGGCTCGCGCTGGCCCTCCTCGAGCGCTGCGAATCGAACATTCCAGAGGGCGAGCGCGCGACCGACGCCGAATGGGATGCCGCCGTTGCGGCGCTGCGCGAAGCGATCGCGCTGGCCGACGAACCGAGCGAGGCGACGGCGTGAGCGCGCCCGACCTCCTCTCCCGCCTGCGACGCCCGATCCCACGCGTGAACGCCGACGTCGCCCTGCTGTGCGAAGCCGCGTGCCAAGCCGCCGACGAAATCGAACGCCTGCGATCGCGCATCCGGCAGATGGAGCGCGACGCACGCGAGGACGCAGCCGCGACCGCAGCAGAAACGCGCTGGCAGGAACGCCAGGGCGACGAGTACGGATCGTACTGACCCACCACCAGGAGCCCCGCCCGATGTTCTCCCTCGAAAAGACGACCGCGAAGATCACGTCCTACAATTCACGCAGCGAGACGCACGGCAAGGAGGAAGTGCCGGCCTGCGACATCCGCTTTGAGGCGAAGGTGTCGAACGACGTGCTCTCCGAGTTCGGCTCGCAGCTGCGCGCAGCGCTGTACTGGAAGAGCGAGCAGCCGCAGGCCGAGCCGCAGCAGGGCGAGCTCGACGCCGTCGAGCCGGTGAGCGACCTGCCGAACCTGCGCTGCCCGAAGCTGCGCGGCCCCTTCGAGATCGAGTACGAGGGCGCCGGCTACGTGCTCACGGTCGACTACGGCGTCGGCGGGAAATCGGCGATCGAGCTCGGCGACTGCAAGGTCAACGACGTCAAGATCAACCCGCACGAGGGCGGATCGGTGACGCTCACCTTCCGCGTGTCGCACTCCGACATTGAGGAACGCGCGGCGGGCAAGCTCTCGCGCATGGTCAAGCGCGAGGTGACGATCACGCTGACGCCGCCGGCGGCCGAGAGCGAGAGGCTTGCGGCGTGAGCACGATCACCCTCGACGAGCAGATCGCCTGCGTGCGGCGCGAGATCTCGATGCGCGAGCGCGTGTACCCGCGCTGGGTCGAGTCGAGGCGCCTGACGCAGCAGAAGGCCGACGCGGAGACGAACGCGATGCGCGCGGTGCTCGCCACGCTCGAAGGCCTGCTCGCGCGGCAGCGACCGGAGCTGTTTCCATGAACAAGACCATTCGCGACGCCTCGCGCAGCAACTACACGACCAAGGATGAAACGCCTACGTGGCAGGAGGTGCGCGACGGCGCGCTGCTGCGGATCGCCGATGCCACCGAGAAGATGGCGCAGCGGCACACGGAGCTGATCTCGCAGCGCGACCGATACGAGGGTTACTACAAGCAGGAGCACGAGATCCGCGCGCGAGCCGAGCGACGCATCGCTGCGCTGCAGGGCGTCATCACGCGGATGAAGAACGCGCGCGCGGCCGAGCCGCTCCCCTTCGACCTGGTCGCGCACATCAACCGCGCGAAGGCATTCAGCGAGCGCACGTTCGGCCCCGGCGCGCGCACCGCCGGCGTCGTCGCACACATCCGCAAGGAGCTCGCGGAGATCGAGGCCGCGCCCGACGACCTGAGCGAATGGATCGACGTCGTAATCCTCGCGCTCGACGGTGCCTGGCGCGCTGGCTACAGCGCCGAGCAGATCGTAGACGCGCTCGCGGCCAAGCAGGCGAAGAACGAGGCGCGCACGTGGCCCGACTGGCGCACGGCGCCGGCCGATGGGCCAATCGAGCACGTGCGCGACGAAGCGCAGGCTGCCCGCTGACCATGACCACTGCGCTGCGCCGCCTCATTTGGCTGCTCGCCCAGCAAGCTGTCGATGCCGTGCGCGATAATCCCCCGCGCCAAGACGTGAGCCGAGACGACGATGACCGCAGCGATCTACGCCCGATTCAGCACCGACCGGCAATCCGAGAACTCGACCGAAGACCAGGCACGCCTGTGCCGCGCGGCGGCTGAAAGGCTCGGCATCATCGTCGCCACGGTTCACGCCGACGACGGCATCAGCGGTTCCACCCCGATCGCGCACCGGCCCGGCGGCAAACGGCTGCTCGCCGACGTCCTCGCCAAACGCTTCGACGTCCTGATCGTCGAGGCGCTCGACCGGCTCTCGCGCGACCAGGTCGACCTCGAGCAGACGGTGCGCCGCATCGAGCGTGCGGGGATCCGCATCGTTGGCGTCTCCGACGGGTACGACTCGACGATGGGCGGGCGAAAACTCGTGCGCACCATGCGCGGGCTGATCGGTGAGATGTACCTGGACGACCTGCGCGAGAAGACGCACCGCGGCCTGGTCGGGCAATTCGCCCGCGGCTACATCGTCGGCGGCCACTGCTTCGGCTACCGGATCCTGCGCGACGAGGGCGGCAGCCGGTACGAGATCGACGAAGCGCAGGCCCGATGGGTGCGGCAGATCTTCGATCGCTACGCCGCCGGCGAGGGCGTGCAGCGCATCGCGCACGACTTGAACCGCCAGGGCGCGCCGGCGCCGCGCGGCCGTTCCTGGGCCGTCTCTGCGATCTACGGCAGCCCGGTCAAGGGCGCGGGGATCTTGAACAACCAGCTTTACGCGGGTCGGTATGTCTGGAATCGCAGCCAGTGGCTGAAGGATCCCGACACCGGCAAGCGCCAGCGCATCGAGCGCCCGCGGCACGAGTGGCTCGAGGCCGAGGTGCCCGAGCTGCGCATCGTGGCCGATGACGTCTGGCAGGCGGTGCGCGCGCGCATCGACGACGGGCGCGACGCGACGACCGGACGCAAGCGCGAGTGCCGCCCGGTGCGCACGCTCTTCGGCGGGCTGATGGGCTGCCCGCGCTGCGGCGCCCCGATGATCGCGATCAGCGCGACCCGCTACGGCTGCCACGCCCGGAAGGACCGCGGCCCGGCCGTCTGCGAGGGTTTCACGATCAGCCGGCGCGACGTCGACCAGCGCCTGCTCTCGCTGGTGCGCGACGACTTGCTCTCGCCCGGCGCCGCGATGGAATTCGAGCGCGCCTATCGCGCGCTGATGGCCGAGCAGGGGGGCGACGAAAAGGCCACCAGGGCGCGCGCAGCGGCGCTCGATGGGGAGATCGCCCGGCTCGTCGATGCGATCGCCACGATGGGCCTGTCCGACGCGCTGCAGGGCCGCCTACGCGCCGCGGAGGCCGAGCGCGCGGCATTGCGCAGACCGCATCCGGCAGCGCTGCCGGCGCCCCGGATCCGCGAGCAGCTGGCCGCGCTGCTGGTGAACCTGCGCACGGCGCTCGAACGCGACGCCGAGCAGGCGCGGATGATCCTGGCCGAGCTCCTCGGGCGGATCGACCTCGAGGTGCGCGGCGAGGAAGTCTGGGCCCGTCTGGAAACCGGCCGGGCGCTGAAAGTCGCGGCCGGCCGGTCTATAACGGTGGTTGCGGGGGCAGGATTTGAACCTGCGACCTTCGGGTTATGA